GTCGCCGTCCGCATCTTCCGACTTGTGCGGCTCGATCTCCGCATGGCACTGCGGGCACTCGTCGTTACACATGCAGCTCCACTCGTCCGTCCACTGCACGCCGCAGTGCATGAAGTGATTGACGAAGGTTTCCGGGCATTCCTCGTTCGGCATCTCGGCTTCCTTCCCAAAGGTCTGCAGGTCGCCGCAATTGTTGCAGCGCGTCTTGACCTCATTCGTCAGATAGAACACGGTGCGCGGTGGCCGATATCCCGTCGATTCGCCAGGACACTTGCCGCAGAGCTGGAATTTAAGAGTTGCGAAGTTCACAGGACCTTCTTCTTGGTTTGCAGCTCGTAACCGAAAGCGATGATCACCACCACGGCCAGAACGATAAAGACTCCGACTGTCAGTATCTGTCCGAACAGGCTGGAAGCCTGATGTACTGCGTCCAACATGACTTAGCTCCTGTCCAAGCTGCCGTAAGGAATGCCAATCGGCAGTTCGCAAACGTCAAGGTCAACGCTGCCACAAGTGCAGCGCGGGTCAGGGTTGATGGGGCTGACCGCAAACTTACGGCCACATTCGAGGCACTCTACCTTCGTTTTCTCGTTCGCCGTCTTTGTCATAGCCACCCCTGCCTTTCTATAGTCTGAGAATAAGCCAGTGGTGGGTTAGTGTCAAGACCTATTAAGGAGTTTCTAGTTAATTGTTGTAAGGGCAATGAATGAATGGCGCGCAGTCGAGGACGAAGACCGAAGCCGAGCGCCATCAAGAAGGCCGCCGGCAATCCTGGCAAGCGCAAGCTCAATGCTCGGGAACCGAGGCCAGTGATCGGCATTCCCGAATGTCCGCCGCATCTCGACGCGGTGGCGCGCCAGGAATGGGATCGCGTTGCTCCGTTGCTCATCCGGGTCGGCTGTATTACTCCGCTCGATCGGGCCGCGCTCGTGTGCTACTGCCAGGCCTGGTCTCGACTGGTCGATGCCGAGCAGAACCTGATCAAATTCGGCAAGGTGGTCAAAACGCCGCGCGGCTATCCGGTGCAGAACCCGTACCTGAGCATCTCGAATGCGGCGATGTCCACAATTGAACGCTTCGCAACCGAGTTTGGCATGACGCCGAGCTCGCGATCGCGAATCAATGCCGGCGTCGATCCTCTTCCACCAGGCAGCCCGGCAAAGCCAGGTAGCAAGCAGGATGAATGGGCACAGTTCGATCAGCCAACCTCACTAAAGGTTCAGTGACACGAAATGCACGAAAGGTACAAGACCATGCCCGCCAAGCTAACGATTGGGCTCGTGCTGTGGTCAATGGCAAATTCCCTGCCTGCAAATGGGTCAAGCTCGCCTGTAAACGCCATCTCGATGACCTGCAGAAGTCTAAAGACCGCAATTATCTCTACCGCTTCGACACGGCAAAGGCCAACAAGGTCTGCAATTTTGTTGAACTGCTCCCGCACATCAAAGGTCCGAAGGCCGGCCAGCGCATGTTACTGGAGCGCTGGCAGAAATTCATCCTGTGCGTCGCCTTCGGCTGGGTGCATAAAAGCAGCGGTTTTCGCCGCTTCCGGCGCGCCTACACCGAAGTACCGCGCGGTAACGGTAAATCCACGCTCTGCGCTCCCATTGGACTCTATGGACTGGCAGCCGAGGGGGAAGGCGGCGCCGAGATCTATTCCGCGGCCACGACCCGGGACCAGGCAAAGATCGTGTTCCAGGTTGCGCAGCAGATGGCGCGGCTATCCCCTGGCTACCGGCAAAGATTCGGGGTCCAGGTCATCGCGCACGCCATCGTCCAGCAGGCCACAGCCTCTCGCTTTGAACCGCTCTCCGCTGATGCCCATACCCTTGACGGCCTTAACGTGCACATGGCCATTGTTGACGAACTGCACGCCCACCGCACCCGCAAGGTCTATGACGTGCTGGAGACCGCCACTGCGAAGCGCCCTCAATCGCTACTCTGGGTCATCACGACTGCCGGCTCAGACCGCAGCGGAATCTGCTATGAAGTTCGGACCTACATCACCAAAATCCTCGAAAACATTACCCAGGACGATTCCACGTTCGGAATTATTTTCTCGATGGATGACTCCGACGATTGGCTCAGTCCTGCGTCCTGGCAGAAGGCAAACCCGAACTGGGGAATCTCGGTCATGCCGGACGTGGTCAGCCAGCTGGCGAAAAAGGCCGAGCAGATGCCGAGCGCGGCAAATAACTTCAAAACCAAGCATCTTGATCTCTGGGTCAGCTCCGATCACACCTGGATGGACATCCAGAAGTGGAAGGCATGCGCCGATCCGACTCTCAAGATTGAAGAGTTTCTCGGGCAGGACTGTATCGATGGACTTGACCTCGCCAGCAAACTCGATCTGCTCGCCAAGGTCACGATTTTCTGGAAAGACATCGACGGCAAACGGCACTACTACGTTTTCGGTACGTATTGGACGCCGGAAGCCAGGCTTGGGCTCACTCAGAACTCACAGTATCAGGGCTGGGTGCTCTCCGGTTACCTGCGCACCTGTCCCGGCGAGACCAATGATTATGACGCTGTCGAAGAGGACATCCGCGAGGATGCTAGCCGGTTCCAGGTGCTAGAAGTTGGCCACGATCCGTACCAGGCGGTTGAGCTGGTCAATCACCTGGGCTCGGATGGAATCGTGATGGCGGAAGTCGCGCAGAACGCACTGCAACTCTCTGAACCCATGAAGGAAGTCGAAGCCGCGGTATATGACGGGCGCTTCCACCACAACGGCGACCCGGTCCTCGAGTGGGCGATTTCAAACGTGGTCTGCCACCGAGACAAGAACGACAACCTATTTCCGACGAAAGAACGGTACGAGAACAAGATCGATCCCGCTACCGCTCTCTTTACGGGCATGAATCGTGTGATGTCTCCGGAGCGCGCGGACAGCGGCTTTACCGATCCCAATTCGTTGTATTCGATTGATCTATGAGTTCGCTGCGGCGCTTTTTGCCGGATCCATTCGATGTTCTGCATATTGCAAGCTTGGCCGCAATCGTCTGGGGCGTGCGACAGATTTCTCATCCTGCGGCATGGATCACTGCTGGACTTGCTGGCGTGCTTTATTCCGCGCTGGCCGCACTAGGTCGGCGGCATAAGCGCCGAGAAGAAGATCAACCATGAGCCTTTTACAAACCATGTTCGACGGAGCGCGGCAGATTCGCGCTGATATGAGCGGCACGCCGGCGCCGTGGGATGACTTCTGGTATCAGTCCATCGGTGCGCGTTCAGCCGCTGGGGTCCGCGTCACGCCCGAGACGGTGAAAGGCATCTCGACGGCGCTCTCGTGTGTGGGCAAGATCGCTAAGACGATAGCGATGTCGCCTCTCAAGATCTACACCAACACAGCAGACGGTGGAAAGGATGTCGCTACCAGCCATCCGCTCTACGATGTGCTCTATTCCGAGCCCAATCCTCTGCAGACGGCTTTCGAATGGCGGCAGATGATGCAAGGCCACCTTGAGCTTCGGGGCAATGCCTATTCCGAAATTATTCCCGGTAAGCGCCGCGCGATTGATCAGCTCATGCCGCTCCATCCTGATCGCGTCCATCCCGAGCAACTGCAAAGCGGCCGCATCCGGTACCGCTACAACGATCCGCTGACGGGAATGGACCGCTGGATGGCACAGGAGCAGGTCTTCCACCTGCGCAACTTCATGGATAACGGCATCATGGGCCAATCGACTATTTCTCTCGCCGCCGATACCTTTGGGCTGGCCCTGGCGGCGCAGGACAATTACGCGCGCTTCCTCAAAAACGATTCTCGATCGCAGAACGTGCTCACCGGCGCCAAGTTCAAAACTGACCAGGATGAGAGGGCATTTCGGGAAAAGTGGCAGCAGCAGAACACCGGAGAGAATCGCTACAAGGTCAGCGTACTTCCTCCCGGCCTCGATATTAAGAGCATCAGCGTAAGCGCCAAGGATGCGGAGCTGCTCGACGCGCGGAAATTCAGTCGTATCGAAATTTGTTCCCTGTTTGACGTGCCGCCACACCTGGTGGGGGAGACGGAGAAGACGGCTTCGTATGCCAGCGTAGAACAATTCAACATCATGTTCGTCACCTACTGCATTCTTCCGCGAGCGGTGCTCTGGGAACAGGCGATTCAGCGCAGCCTGCTTTTCCAGAAAGCCTTCTTTCCTAAATTCTCTCTCGGCGCCCTACTGCGCGGTGATACGGCGGCGCGATATGGTGCCTACAAGATTGCTATCGAGAATGGCTGGCTGAATCAGGATGAAGTCCGTATTGAAGAGGATCGAAATCCGATCCCCAACGGCAATGGTAAGCATCACTGGCGGCCGCTCAATTGGGCGCGCCTGGAAGACGTACACACCTCGGTAACGCCCGGTGATGGTACTCCGCCCAGCGACACACAAGACGAAACCGCCGATACCAGCAGCGCCATAGATCCGCGTTTCAAACTACTGGCGGTTGCCGGCGCCGAACGCTGTATCGCCAAAGAGCGCGGTGCGGTGCAGCGCATGATCGAGAAGGGAAGTTCGGGAGATGAAATTCGCGAGTTCTATCGCGAACATGCTGACTTCCTAGCCAAAGTTTTGAAGGTTCCAATCGACAAGGCGCGCGGCTACTGCGACCGGCGCGCCGCTAATCTGGCTCTGCCGGAAACCGATTCTTCAATCGCAGAACTTACCGCCCTGGTCCTGGGAGGCATTCAGTGAAAACCAAACTACGATCTGTGCATGGCCATTCGCCGAAACGCATCTTTGCCGCAGCCACCAATAACGATCACCTCGAACTGTTGATCTACGACTCGATCGGGGAATCTTGGTTTGGCGGAGGCGTGACTGCTGAAGCGGTCAAGCAGAAGCTCGATGAGGCCGGCAACGTGTCGAAGATTTCTGTACGCATCAACTCGCCCGGCGGGGACGTGTTTGAAGGCTCGGCGATCTATTCGCTGCTCGCACATCACAAGGCCGAGGTCGAGTGTTACATCGATGGCCTGGCCGCCTCGGCAGCATTCACCATTGCCATGGCCGGCGACAAGGTTCACATCTCGGAAGCGGCGATGATGATGTGTCATAACGCCTGGGGAAAGTGCGTCGGCGAGGCAACTGATATGCAGAAGACTGCGGACGTGCTGACGAAAGTGTCGAGCACTATGCGCGACATTTATTCCTCGCGCTCTGGTATGAGTGCGGATGAAGCGCAGAAGCTCATGAATGACGAAACCTGGATGACCGCCGACGAGGCTGTCGAATATGGGTTTGCCGATGACGTCATCAAGCGCGAACCAGATGACGACGACGAAGCCCAGGCCCTGGCTGCATCGTTCGATCTTTCCAAGTTCAAAAAGGCTCCGAAGGCAGAAACTACCCCTCCGCCCAAAGAAGAGGCCGCGCCGCCGGCGAATGCCGCGCCGGCCGAGGACGAGTGCATGTGCGCCTGCGACGCTTGCGAGGCGGACGATTGCATGAACTGTTCGAACGAGGATTGCGAGGATCCCAACTGCGAAGGTTGTCCGAATCAGGCGGCCGCGGCCGCAGCCGCTTTGGCGGCCATCGCGGAAGTCGATCGCGCGCGGGAAGAGTTCTCGATCCTGTCCATTTAACACACCAAATTTTGTAGGGTGCAACATACCAAGTTTTGTAGGAAGCCTTCGCTTCCGCAGAAATCGGCGCATACGTTTCGGTGTCCTATGACACCCCTGCCGCAGCGCTACTGAACGACGCAACAGAAAATCCACAAATCACTAAGGAGATAGCGCAATGAAGAACATCCATGCCCTGCGGCAGAAAAAGGCGGATTTGGTCGCCAAAGCTAATGGCATCTTTGCCGCCGCAACCACTGCCTTCACAGCTGAGCAGCGCACCGAGCTCGAAGGAATCAAGACGGAGCTGGCGCAGATTGAAGCTGACATTCAGCTCTGCCAAGCCTTCATGCAGGCCGACACCAACCCCGCAGCTCCGCTGGCGCACGTGCACCAGCCGACTACGGATATCACTGGCAAGAAAGTCTATGCCAAGCTGTCCGACCAGCTAATCGCGTCGGGAATGCGTCCGACGCAGGAATGCGAATCGCTCGCGCCATTTGCTTCGCTGTCGGAGCAGCTGCGCGCCGTTTTCATCGCAGAAAGCAGCCGTATGACCAAGGTGGATCCTCGCCTGGCTGCCATCCATAAGATTCAAGCCGCCCTCGGCGGCAATGAATCGGTTCCGGCTGAAGGTGGATTCCTGGTGATCCCGGAATTCGCTCAGGGCCTGATCAAGCGCGTCTATGACGTCGCTCTGATCTCTGGCGAATGCTTCAAAATGCCCATGCAGTCCAGTCGGCTGATCATGCATGCGGTCGATGAAGATAGCCGCGTGGACGGCAGCCGGTGGGGCGGAATTCTGGCCTACTGGCTGACAGAGGGTGGCACCTACACCCCGACCAAGCCGAAGTTCCGCGAGATGCAGCTGGTCGCCAACAAGCTGATCGCTCTTTCCTATGCGACAGAAGAGCAACTGGCTGACGGCCCGGCATGGGAAGCCTACGTCAACGAAGCTGTGCCGCAGGAACTGGCCTTCCAGATCGACACTGCCGTGCTGAGCGGCGGCGGAGCTGGCCAGCCTCTCGGCATCCTTAATAGCGGCGCCGTGGTGGTGGTCGCCAAAGACAGTGGCCAAGCCACGGGCACGATCTCGACCGCCAACATCCTCAATATGTGGTCCCGCATGTGGGCCCGCAGCCGCGCGAACGCTGTCTGGTTCATCAACCAGGACATCGAGCCGCAGCTCATTCCCTTGACCTTGGGTGCTCCCTCCCTGGCGCAGATCCTGCTTTACTCCGCGCCTGGCATCAATGGAAACCCGGGACCCTACGGCAAGATGTTTGGCCGTCCGGTGATTCCAATTGAGCAGGCTTCCAGCCTCTCTACCCAGGGTGACATCGTCCTGGCCGACATGACGCAGTACATCCTGGCGCAGCGCGCTGACGTCCGGGCTGACACTTCGATCCACGTCGCGTTCCTGACCGGCGAGCAGGCTTTCCGCTTCATGCTCCGCCTTGATGGACAGCCGACCTGGAAGAAGCCTCTGACCCCGTACAAAGGCTCCGCCACGAAATCGCCGTTCGTTACCCTGGCCACCCGCTAACCCTAGCGGGTAGGGCATAGGTCGCAAGTGAATTCAGTTCTAACTTCTGATCTGACCTGATGGTCAGGGAAAGGTAATTTCAATGGGAGCAAAAGGCATTTACCACGCACAAGAGTGCCACATCGTAAACCTGATTCCGCCGGTTAGCGTAGTGGCCACTGGAACCAGCAACAAATTCAACATGAAGAACTGGCGGCATGCCACCATCATTCTTCAATTCGGAGTTGTAGGCGCCGCTCCAGTGGTCACACTGAAGAGCTCCGACAACGGTTCTCCCGAAAACACCACGGCCATCCCGTTCAATTTGCATAAGGGCGAGACGGCCTACAACGCGACCGGTGCTGACGTGCTGGGTCCGCGAGTTGCTGTAGCAGCGGCCGGATTTACCCCGGCAGCTGTAAACAACATCATTGAAGTCATCGAACTGGATTCCGACACGCTGCCGGCGGGTCAGGATTTTGTCGAGGTGGTCTTGACCAGCCCGACAACCTGCCTGTGCGGCGTCTTGGTCATCCTGTCCGGTGGACGCTTCGAGCATGACCAGAGCGAGACTGTTCTGACGTTCTAGGCTCGAAATGGGCGGATGCTTTGGGGAAAGGCCATCCGCCCAATTTTTACTCTTCTTTCCAGATTTGGGGACTTCATGTTGGTACGTGTGAATATCGGTCGCAAGGCCGGCGAGATTCAGGATGTTGAGCACACAGCTGCGCGGCAGATGCTGGCCGATGGGCGCGCCAGCGCAATTGATTACGACCCGGTGGAATCTTCTCCGGTTACCGACGCAAAGGCAAAAAAGAGCTAGCCGATGGACGATGTCGTTCTCATCACGCCGCCGGCAAGCGAGCCGCTCACTGTGGACCAGGTGGTGAGTCATTGCAAGCTGCCCACGTCCGCGGACAATGACTATATCAACACCATCGTGATTCCGGGCGCGCGCGCAGCGGTCGAGGATGAAATGCGACGGGTACTGATCACGCAGACCTGGCGCTTAAAGCTTGACGGCTTTCCAGGCTTCGATCCGAAGTATGAAAGCTACGGCTATCCAGAAATCATTCTGCCGAAGCCGCCCTTTCAGTCGATCAACAGCTTCACGTATGTGGATGTTGCCGGCGTGACGCAGCCGCTGGTGCAAACGCTTGCTGATGGAACGACGGTCTCCGGGCAATTTTACGGTTATCAACTTGACCCTGGAAGTGAGACGCAGCCGGCGCGCCTGATTCCACCATGGGCCCGACCCTGGCCACCAGCGCGGCGCCTGCCGATGGCGGTGCAGGTGGAATTTAATTGCGGCTATGGGCCTTATGGCTCGCCGGTGCAGTGGATCAGCGGAAGGATGCCGCCGGCCATTATGAGCGCGTTGCTTCTGCAGGCCGCTCATCTCTATTTCAACCGTGAAGCTATCACCGCCGATGGCGGTAAGGAACTGGCCCGAGGCGTCTCCGCTCTGCTCGCACCTTACGTGAATCGAATCGCATGATTGGAGGTCAAATGAAATTCAAGCTCTGCTTGCTCGTTTCTTTACTGCTCGCGCAAGCGGCCTCGGCCGCAACCGCTACTCACGTTGTTCTTACTTCATCGGGAAGTTCTCAAAATCTATCAGGGCCTGGCAATGGTGGGACCTTCGAAGAGCTGCCCTCAGGATCGCCGACAACCGTATCGATCGTGATCAAGGGCTGCATGTACGGAGGCACCTGCGATACGTTGGACACCAATACCTCGACCGCAGCTAGCAACCGTCAGCCGACGATTAACTCCGTCTATGACTACTTCACGGTAACGGCTAGTTGGACTGGCGGGACGAATGTTTCAGTGGCGGTGAACGCAACCGTCGCCGTGGCGGGGAAGAGCGGCGGCGGCGCACCGGGTGGTGCCGCCGGCGGTGACCTTGGGTCCACCTATCCTAATCCCACCGTTACCGCTACGCATCTAGGCTCAGCTCTTCCACTTGCACAAGGCGGAACAGCGGCCACTTCAGCTGCGGCGGCACTCACCAGCTTAGGCGCCGAGGCCGTAGCAAATAAGTCCACGGACGGAACGTTTGCTTCAAATTCGGACACGCTGTATCCGAGTCAGAAAGCAGCGAAGACCTATGCGGATACAAAGCAAACTGCACTGGGATTCACTCCTGAGGACGCCGCCAATAAATCTACGGACGCCACATTCGCCGCGAACTCCGACACGCTGTATCCCAGCCAAAAAGCAGTCGGGACCTACGTGCAGGCTGCTATACCGAGCAGCACGGGCGGAGCTCCGAATTTCAGCGCTAATCAAATCGTTGGCGGCGGCGGTGTGGAGTGGACGAGCGGCTACAGCTTTACGGTGGGCGCAGCCACTTACACCATTGCCGGAACGCAGTACAGCAGCGTGCTTACAAACGTGACGCTGGCCACGCCTGACCCTACTAACGACCGGATTGACGTCATCGGTTTCGATACCACAGGCAGTGTGTTCACGATTACCGGAACGCCCGCACCAACCCCGAGCCAGCCCACGGTTGACCCAAGTACACAATTAGCAGCGACGTTTATTTTGGTGAATCATGGCAGCTCTGTTCCGACGCAAATCACGAAATTTGATATCTACCATCAAGGCACGGAATGGACGGCAAGCAAGAGCGGCTCGCCGATCAATCTGACCAGCACTAACAATCCGTATGACGACACCAAGGACGTGGAAGCGACGAACTCGACGACGGGAAATTTTGCCAACTTTCAGAACGGCACTACCCTGGACATCAGCACGGTAAATTCCCTGGTCTTTTATCTGCGGAGCAAAGCCACCTGGGCCAGCACCCGTAGCATTACGATCCAGTGGAACAATGGCGGCACGGTTAAAGGCACGCCCATCGTCTTGCGAGACGGCCAGTTCGGGTTCAAGAGCAGCACTACCAGCTCCTACCAGCAAATCAGCATCCCGACCAGCTTGTTCCAACTTGCAGGCGTGCTGGTTAATGCCGTCCGCTTCACGGTCAGCGGTACCGGTGCCACGATTGGCTGGTACCTGGATGACATCACGCTTCAAGGTGGAGCGAGCGCGAGTGGACTGCCGACGAATCTGTTGACCTGGCGCGGAGCTTGGAATGCGACGGCTGGATACAACGTCAACGACACGGTCAACTACAACCAGACAGCTTGGGTGGCGCTGATTGCGAATACTAATTCCGCGCCAAGCACGAGCAATGCGAACTGGGCAGCCTTGGGCGGTTCAGCTATTCCGGCGTCAGCTGCTGTGCTCGGCTCGAATGGAAGCAATGTGCCAGGAGCGGCCACCGCTCACGGCATCATTACCCCGCTCAATTGCAACGATACTTCCGGTTCTGGTTCTGCCCAAAGCTGCACCACGACGCCATCCTTCACGCCTGCTGCTAAGGATTGCATCATCTACAACACGACGACTTCGAACACCGGAGCTCTCACTCTCAATGTGAACTCAACGAGCGCCGCGGCGGTGCAAAAATGGCTGGGCACGGCCCTCGCTTCCGGTGACATGCCGGCGAACAAGCCCCATGAGCTTTGCTACGACGGAACAAATTGGCAGGCCTCGACGATTGGAAATGCTCCCAACAGTGGTACTTCGACAATTACCACACTCTTTGGGCCGCAAGATTGTACTACCGATCAGACCGGTAATAACGCCTACACTACGGCAACGATGACCAACTGGTTCGACGCGCATTGGGAGTTTGTCTTTGCGCAGGCCTCGGAAATCTATTGCAAAGTGCGGATCCCTCACGCGGTTGCAGGAACGCCCAATGCAAAACTTGTGCTCGAACTTCGGGCCAATGATGCTACTGCCGGGCATACGGCAAATTTCAAAACTTGCGATAACGTGATCACGGCAGCTGCCTCTTACCAGGTCAGCGCCTTGACCTGCGCCGCGAATCAGGCCTACACGACGACGAGCACCGCCTATGGTCGTGTGACTCTTACCTACAACGTTCAATCTACGGTCGCTGCCGACAATATGCTGGTCATCGGGATTGCGACATCGACGACCGGAACCGCTCCTACTGCAAATATGCTCGTGGACATCTACTTCGAAGTGGATCAGACACTATGAAACTGAAAGTCGTTTTAGCCTTCCTGCTGGTTAGCTCCTTCGGCCTCGCGCAATCGCGCTCGATCGATGCGACTTCGACCTCGAACAAGCTGACGGCGGCGGCCAGTACAGCCGCGATTATCACCGGTTCGCAAATGACTGCCTCAGGATGGTTTCGGGTCAGTGCCAACGGCACCAACAGCGGCTTTTGTTACCTGTGCGTGACAGATTTTTCGACTCGGCAGGAATACATCATCCGGGTCAACAATCCGGCCACATGCACTTCGAGCACGAACTTGATAGCAAATAACAGTAACCATGCTTGCGATGGCACCACAAATTCAACGAACACCTGGACATGGTTTGGGTTGACGCTTGATACGAGCGCTGGCGGTACGCAGACGGCTTGGCGTAATGATGCCCTTGAAGTTGCATTCGCGGGCGGTGCCGGAACGATTGCATCCACGAGTGATCCACTTCTGATCGGAGATGCACCTGGATCAACCACGGCCTTTACCATACTGGTCGGACAGGTCGCCGAGTGGGATCTTGCTATGCCTGATCCAGCTGGCGTAATCAACACCAATGTCTTAATGCGAGCGCTTGCTCGCGGCGTTCCGCCTAACTGCGTCTTCCCAGGTGCGCACCTAAAGGCATATTGGCCCATCTTAGGACACGCTTCTCCTGAACCCGACTCAAGCCTCAATAGAAATTCGTTGACCGTCGGCGGTTCCGCTCCGGCAGGGGCCAGCAGTCCTCCGATGATGCCTTGTTACGGTTCGCAAGGAACGCAAGCATATTGAAATGGATTTGGTCTCCTGCATCTGCGTCACCGCCAATCGCCGCCACCTCATTCGCGCGGCGCTCGAATCCTATCGTTCGCAAGACTGGCCCCACAGAGAATTAGTGGTCATCGACGATGGAAGCCAGGACGTAAGAGATCTGTGTCAGGCAGTTCCGGGCTGCGTCTATATCTACGTTGCCGGCCCACAGAAGATCGGCGTGAAGCGCAATCTGGCCTGCGAAGCAGCGAGCGGCGACATTATCTGCACGTGGGATGATGACGACTGGAGCGCTCCAACACGTATCAGCGACCAGGTGATTCGCCTGCTCCAATCCGGCAAAGCAGTTAGCGGCTACCATTCCATGCTCTTTTGGGATGGCACGCGAGGATTCAAGTACAAGGGTGCAAGTGATTATTCGCTGGGCACGGCCCTCTGTTACCGGAAAGACTTCTGGCGGAAGCATCCATTCATCAAGGAAGACAAAATCCACTTTGAAGACAATGCTTTCGTGCAGGCGGCCAGGAACGCACAGCAGATTGTTTCAGTGGATGCGGAAGCGAGAATGGTGGCCCGCATTCATCCCGGGAATACGGCGCCCAAGAGGCCGGAAGTAAGCCCGCAGCAATGGCCGCCGGCTGCCGCACTCGATTTCCCGCTAGAGTTCTTTGTCGCCATCGGGAGGTCATCTCATGCGCTGTAAGGAACATTTCCAGGGTGATCGCTGCCGGAAGGACGCGCATCACGACAGCAAGCTCGCCGAGAAGCCCGACCCGGAACACGTCGGAGCCTTCAGTTCATGGGAAGGCACAGGCGACAGCCAGAAAAAAATCATGCAGAGCCAGGCGCCCATCCTGAAACGCGACCGCATTCTTGAGCGCTTTATGGCGAACCCGCTGGCATTCCCTCGGGTCAACCGAAAGGGAATCATCCAGAAGCTGCGCGAGTATGCGGCATACCAGAGCATCAACAAGGGGCAGACGGTTTGAAGCTTAATCTAGGCTCCTGCGATCGCCACTTTCCTGGCTTCGTTGCGGTGGATATCGTTCCGCCGGCGGACGTCATTGCTGATCTTAACGAGCGCTGGCCATGGGAAGATTCGAGCATTGACGAGATCCGCGCTTGGGACCTCTTGGAGCATCTGAAGACTCCCATCCACAGCATGAATGAAGGCTGGCGAGTTTTACGACCAGGTGGGAGATTTGATATCCAGGTTCCCACCACGGACGGCCGCGGCTGGGCCCAGGATCCCGGGCACGTCTGCTGGCCACCGTTTAATCGAAACAGCTTCTTCTATTACGAGCATGGCAATCCGCACCTTACTCGATTCGCACCCATGAATGGCGTGCGCTGCGCGTTTCGCATTGTGCATGACCAGGAGCAGATGCTCACCGATCATGTTTCCAAGCTTCACATCATTTTGGAAGCGGTGAAGCCGTGAGCAAATGTGAGATGCACGCTAAGACGAAAGGCGATGGAACGTGGGAAGAGGTTGTCGCACCTTTCGATTGCTCCTACTACACAATCGGCAGTTATGCACCTGGAAGCTTTGATAAGTGCTCGGATCCAAAAGACTCAGGTAGCTGCGTCTCTGGCCTGGCCCAGCATGTTGTGATGTCCGCACCCATAGGAGCTCGCGGCCAGCGCTGGGATGCCGGCGAGATCATCACTTATGTTCGAAGTTCCGCACCATTGAATCTCTATTTTCTTCGCTAAGGACAAAAAACAAAATGAACAATAAACAGAAATGGTTTTTGCTGATCGTTATCGCGCTGGGAAGTTCTCTTGGCGTCCTCACCGCCCAGCAGATGTATTCGGGCGGGCAAGCAGTCAGCCAAAGTGGAACATGGACGGTGCAACCGGGGAATACGGCAAACACTACGGCCTGGAAGGTTGACGGGTCAGCCGTGACCCAACCCATCAGCGGCTCCGTCGCCCAATCCGGAACCTGGACCGTCCAACCTGGTAACACCGCGAATACAACCGCATGGAAGGTGGATGGGTCAGCGGTTACGCAGCCTACCTCACTGGCGTCACTTCCCGCCCTGGCCGCTGGCACCGCGAAAGTCGGAATCACCTATCCCTACACAAGCTGCGGAACCACGGCTTTCAGCAAGGCTTTACAGGCCATGCCAACCAGTTCGACTGCTGTAGCCTCGGCGACCACTTGCCTCCTGACCTTGCAGATATCGAACACCACAGCTGGTTCGCTCACCGTCACCGTCTCCGACAATGCGGGTACGCCTATCAACTTCCTGAACGCGGTGACCGTGAATGCAGGCGAAACGCGTGAGTACAGCTTTCCCAACGGCATGAACTTCGCCTCGGGAATCAAGGTGGCAGCATCCGGCGCCGGAATCACCTATGCCGCTGAAGGCTTGCAGTGAAATGGCTGGCTTCAGCGGTTTTATTGTGTTGCGTACCTGTCGTGGCGCAGCAGCAAGCGGCACCAGGCCAGAACCCGTGCGCTGACCCGCGAGCGACTCTTCAATCGCTGGCCCTCAATGCTTCCACTACTTCTGCCGTCCAGATCATTGCCCTGAGCGGGAGCACGAAGATCTATGTTTGCGGAATTACAGTGCTCGGCGGTGGGACAACGCCCACTTTTTCCCTCGTTTACGGAACTGGAACAAACTGCGCGACTGGGCAGGCAGCACTGATTACAGCGGTGGCTATTCCCACGGCGGCGCCTGCTCAAGTTTTCCATTCGCCCGTCGGAGTTACACCCGCAGGGCAGGCGGTTTGCACACTCCTGGCTGGCACCAGCCCGACCGCCAAAGGCGTCCTTAGTTACGTGCAGCAATGAATTTCTCCGTCATCATTCCATCGCGTATGGCCAGCAACCTCGTGCCCTGCGTGGAAGCCGTCCGCCGGCATGAGCCTGCGGCGCCAATCATTGTGGTGGACGATGGCATCGATTGGGATGCAGCCCACCGAATAAAGTCGGAGGTCACCGTCGTCAAAGGCGAGAAGCCTTTTATCTTCGCGCGCAATTGCAATTTGGGAATCAGAGCCTGCGAAGGCGATGTGATCCTACTCAACGATGACGCGCTCCTGGATACTCCATTCGGCTTCCACGAGCTCGAAGCAGCCAGCGAGGCGCATCCTGAATTTGGCGTGATCTCGGCCGTGACGAATCTGGTAGGAAATTCCAGACAGCAGCCGCAAGACATTGGATTACGCGAAGAATCTCGCGTCCTCGCCTTTGTCTGTGTTTACATCCCGCGCACGACGATCGATAACGTTGGGCTGCTAGATGAGCGTTTCACCGCGTATGGCTGGGAAGACAACTCGTATTGCCGCGAAGTGCGGGAAGCCGATCTGAAACTCGGCATCTTCGACGATTGCTTCGTGGATCATGCGTCTCTGCATTCCACGTTCCGCGGGCAGCCGAATACGGCGGGCGACATCAGCGCTGGCCGGGAGATCTATCGACAGATTTGGGGCGACACGAATTGATGGCGCTGCTGAGTAGCAAAGGGGAGATCGTAAGAACTATGACGCGACTGATGCTCTGTGCCGGCCATTCACGCCGGG